CGAAGAGGTATGGATACTTCATTAATCTGGAGCAACAAAATCGCAAGTGCTGGGGCCCTTGGTCAGGGTTCGAAAGACCTTCTTTCCAGGGAATGCATTGAAACAGCACTCAGGATCAAGCAGTTGATCAAACAGGGCGTACCATATGACCAAATCTGGATTCCATCCTTGATGTTTCATCGGTCACAGCTGAGTAATTTAGTAGCTGATGGTTGTTACACCGCCCAGCCTATGTTTAAGGATCGCTTCATCTGGGGTGAAGATGGTGGCACTGTCACTGTTGAAGCCCAACATGCCAGACCTTTAATCAATCATTTGATTAAGAATTGGTATAGTTACTCGGGTGGTGATGATCCCGAAACCACTAGGTCAAAAATCTCGAGAGCGTGGGAACTTCGCACTAAGTACTGGGTTTCCCTTGATTTCTCAAAGTTTGATCAAACAATCCCAGCTTGGTTAATAACCTTATGCTTTGATCTTATTAAGAAGTTTTATGACAAGTCAGAGTGGGCTGAGATTGACTGGGAGTGTTATAACTTTATTCACAGTAAGGTTATCGTTCCAGGCGGTACCGTGTATCAGGTTGATAAGGGTATTCCAAGCGGAAGTAATTATACACAGGTCATTGGGTCAATGTGTAACTTCCTAATGGTGGTGTCCTATCTAGCCAGCCTCTGTGGTGGTAGCTTCCAGGATAAGTTCGACTACGTCCGCACCGAGTTATCTAGTATTGGTAATCCTCTTGATGGAACATTCACTTTATTTGTTATGGGTGATGATGATCTGTTCTTTACTCGTCATAGAGTTGATGCTAGTGATTTGAGTAGATATGTTGAACGAGTATATGGAGTGAAGATCCATCCTGATAAGTCGGTTAGTGGTCTTTCTGAATTTCCACACTTTCTAAAGAGAGATTGGAGAGGTGATGGAGAGTATAGGGAAGAGTTGGATATGTGCATTAATCTAATCCATCCAGAGTACAACCGAGACTATCAAGATTACAGCTGTTGGCACATTCTCTACGGAATGTTCTTAACGTTTCGATGGGCCTTCCCACGGTATCTAAATGAACAATGGTTTCTGAGGAAGATGCAGGACTTCGGTGGTATTGATGCCTTGCGGAGCCTTAAAGTGAAGGATCTTCCAGGTCCTTTTAAAGTATTTCGCGATAGTGCTCGAGAATTCCTGTTTAATCGGGCTAAACGCAC